CCAAAAAGTCGGACTACGACGACGTGGACGTGATCCCGGTGAGCGACCCGAACGCTGCCACCCTGAGCCAGCGCGTGGTTCAGTACCAAGCGGTGATCCAGCTCTCCCAGACGGCTCCGGACATCTACGACCTGCCCAAACTGCACCGGGGCATGCTGGAGGTTCTGGGCATCAAGGATGCCGACAAGCTCGTGCCGCTGCCCGAGGACCAGAAACCCAAGGACCCCGTGAGCGAAAACATGGCCGCCCTCAAGGGCGAGCCGCTCAAGGCGTTTGTCTATCAGGACCATGAAGCGCACATCAAGGTGCACATGGCCGCCATGCAGGACCCGATCGTCGCGCAACTGGTGGGGCAAAACCCCCGGGCTCCACAAATCATGGCGGCCATGCAAGCACACATTGCCGAGCACGTGGCGTACGGCTACCGTCAGAAGATCGAGCAGCAGCTGGGCATGGCCCTGCCGCCCGAGGACGAGAAGCTGCCGCCGCAAGTCGAGCTGGCCCTTTCGGGCATGATGGCTCAGGCCGCTCAGCAGGTGCTGCAAGAAAGCCAAGCGCAGGTTGCCCAGCAACAGGCCGAGCAGCAGGCTCAGGACCCGGTTCTCCAGATGCAACAGCAGGAGCTTGAACTCAAAGCTCAAGAGCTGGCACTCAAGGAGAAGAAGATCGCTGCCGACGCTGCGGCCAAGGCTGACGAGCTGGCGCTCAGGGAAAAGCAAATTCAGATTGACGCGGCCTACAAGGTTGACAAGCTTGAGGCTGACCAAGAACGAGACGGTGTTCGCATGGGCATCGACATCGCAAAGAGCCGTCAGCAGGCGGCACGTCCTCAACCAACCAAGGGTAAACCCTCAACTACATGATCCAAGAATTCGCACGCGTACTGCGCGAGAAGTTACGCACGGACATGAACAACTACACGGACGACATGGCGGGAGGGGCCTGCCAGTCGTTCGAGCAATACCAAAAACTCTGCGGCGTCATTCAAGGTCTTGCCATCGCAGAGCGTCATTTACTAGACCTTGCTGAAAGACTGGAGAAATCGGATGAGTGAACCCCAACTCATTTTGCCCCCGGGCGTAAGCCTGCCTGAACGCATCCAACCCAAGGATGTGCAAGACGAGCAAATCCCTGCGGAGCAGAAGGCACGATCGCTGCCTGAGCCCACCGGCTGGAAACTTCTGTGCGTCGTCCCCGACGTTGCAGACACGTTCGAGAACTCCTCGATCGTCAAAGCCGACACCTTCATGAAGCAGGAGGAGCACGCCACAACCGTGCTGTTTGTGCTCAAGGTAGGCCCTGATGCGTACAAAGACGAAGCCAAGTTCCCCACCGGTGCGTGGTGCAAGGCAGGCGACTTCGTTCTGGTGCGCACGTACTCGGGCACCCGATTCAAGATTTTCGGCAAGGAGTTCCGTCTGATCAACGACGATCAGGTGGATGCTGTTGTTGAGGACCCGCGTGGCCTGACACGCGCTTAAAGGAGCAGAAATGTCTGAATACAAGTTCCCTGACGAGCAGGACGACACCAACGACACCGAACTCAAGGTTGAGGTGAGCACCACCGACGACGTTGAAGTTGAGATCGTTGACGATACCCCTGAGCAAGACCGTGGCCGCAAGCCGCTGGACCGCGAAGTGGCCGATCCGACCGAGGAAGAGATCGACCAATACTCCGATGGCGTCAAAAAACGCATCAAGGAGCTGACCCACGCACGTCACGACGAGCGCCGGGCCAAGGAAGCTCTGGCACGGGAGAAGGAAGAGCTGGAGAAGCTCGCCCGACACTTTGCCGAGGAGAACCGCAAGCTCAAAGAGTACGTCAACACCGGCACCCAGCAGTACGCTGAGTCCCAGACCAAGCTGGCCGAGAGCGAAGTTGAGGAAGCCAAGCGCAGGCTCAAGGCTGCAACCGAGGCTTTTGACACGGATGCCGTGATCGAGGCTCAGGAAGCCCTGCTTGAAGCCAAGATGAAGGTGCAGGCTGCAAAAAATTTCCGTCCGACCCCTTTACAGGTCGAGGAAAACGAGGTACAAATCCCGCAACAGGAAGTCAGACCGTCTCTTGACGAGAAAACCCTCCGCTGGCAGGCAAAGAACCAGTGGTTTGGCTCACCGGGACATGAGGATATGACCAGCTTCGCTCTGGGGCTGCATCAGAAACTCGTAAATTCGGGGGTAGACCCCCGCTCTGATGATTACTTCGAGCAGATTGACGCTCGCATGAAGTCGACGTTCCGCGATTTTTTCGGGACTGAAGACAAGCCGACATCCGGCGGTGGCTCCAAGCGGCCTACGACGGTGGTTGCGCCAGCGACTCGTTCGACTGGTGCCAAGAAAATCCAGCTTACCCCGCGTCAAATGGCGCTGGCAAATAAGTTTGGTTTAACCCCTCAGCAATACGCTGAACAAGTAGCTCGACTGGAGAAATCGAATGGCTGAAACAACAAACCGGAACCCTCGTGACCTCGTGTCACGCGAAAAAAGTGCTCGTAGCGTCTACGTACCTTCGAGTGCATTGCCCGACCCGACACCTGAGCCCGGGTATGTGTATCGCTGGATTGCGACCCACATTCTTGGTCAGGCCGACCCGACCAACGTGTCCAAAAAGATGCGTGAAGGGTGGGAGCCGGTGAAGGCAGCAGACCATCCGGAACTGATGCTGCAAGGCAACGAAAAGACCGGGAACGTCGAGATTGGTGGCCTCATGCTCTGCAAGATGCCCCGAGAACTGGCGCAGTCCCGTGACGAGTACTATGCCAAGCAAGCGAAGGCCCAGATGGAGTCTGTTGACAACAACTTCATGCGAAACAACGACGCCCGTATGCCGCTGTTTGCCGAGCGCAAATCGACCAGCACACGTGGCGGATTTGGTTCAGGTTCAAAGTAACAAGGAGTCCTTAAATGTCGATGACAAACTCTCCCTACGGCCTACGCGCCGTAAACCGTAACGACGGCTTGCCCTATGCCGGCGCTACGAGCCAATTCCTGATCAACCCGGCAGGTCTGGCTTCCAACATCTTCAACGGCCAAGTCGTTATCATCAACGCCAGCGGCTACATCGCTCTGTCCACCGCCACCGGCGAAGACCTCACCACCAACAACCTCGGTGGTAGCGGTCTGGGCGCTTGGGGCGTGTTTGTTGGCTGCTCGTACGTCAACGCCCAAGGTCAGCAGATTTACTCGCAGTACTACCCCTCCGGCACCACCGGCGTGGTTACCGCGTACGTGATCACCGACCCCAACGTGACGTTCCAAGCCCAGCTGGATGGCCAAGTCACCCAAGCTGCACTCGGTGCAAACACCTTCTTCGCTGCTGTTCAAAGCTCCAGCACTGGTTCCACCCAGACTGGCAACTCGAACAGCGCTCTGGAGTCCACCGTTGTGACCACCGCCGCCGCCTTCAAGATTATCGGTTTTGCTTCGCCGCTGACCGATACCTACACTGAAGTGCTGGTGAAGTTCAACCCCGGCGCTCATGCCTACACCAACGCCGTTGGCATCTAAGGAGTAAAGACAAATGGCTATTTCTCGTGCCCAACTACTGAAAGAACTCCTGCCCGGCCTGAACGCGCTGTTCGGTATGGAGTACGCCCGCTACGGCGAAGAGCACAAAGAACTGTACGAAACCGAGAAGTCGGAGCGTTCGTTCGAAGAAGAAACCAAGCTGTCCGGCTTTGGTGCTGCTCCCGTCAAGAACGAAGGTTCCGCAATCGCGTACGACAACGCACAGGAAGCTTTCACCGCTCGCTACACCCACGAGACCATCGCTCTGGGTTTCTCGATCACCGAGGAAGCAGTGGAAGACAACCTGTACGACAGCCTGTCGGCTCGCTACACCAAGGCTCTGGCTCGCGCTATGGCCTACACCAAGCAGGTTAAGGCCGCTTCCGTTCTGAACAACGGTTTCAGCCAGAACTACCTCGGTGGTGACGGCGTGTCCCTGTTCGGCGTGAACAGCTCCGGCACCCGCGTTGGTCACCCTCTGGTGGGTGGCGGTCAGAACTACAACAGCCCGACGACTGGTGTGGACCTGAACGAAACCTCGCTGGAAAACGCTGTGATCCAGATCGCTGCGTGGACCGATGAACGTGGTCTGCTGATCGCTGCCAAGCCGCAAAAGCTGGTGGTGCCCCCGAGCCTGATGTTCGTGGCCAAGCGTCTGCTTGACACCGAACTGCGTGTCGCTACCGCCGACAACGACATCAACGCTCTGAAGCAGATGGGTTCTATCCCCGGTGGCTACACCGTGAACCACTTCTTGACCGACAACAACGCTTGGTTCCTGTTGACCGACGTGCCCAACGGTCTGAAGCACTTCGAGCGTGTTGCTCTGTCCAC